CGTCTCAATCAAGAGCGTGTTCGGTAACCATTCAGGTGATCTCGAATACGCTTTTCTTTATGCGCTGATAGATCGCTATCCACAAGTACACGTTGATCTAAATGACAGTAATTTGGCAACCGACTGGCGCTGTGCATACTTGCTAGGGCATGTTGGCATTATGCTCGCACACGGAGATGTAGCCAAGGACAAGCTGACAGGGCTTTTTCCATTTGAGTACAAAAAGATATTCAATATGGCAAAAACATACGAACTTCACTCAGGGCACTATCATAGCGAGCGGTTTAAAGATGATCGTGGCATTATGTGGCGCCAGCTTGGAACGGCAAAGCCAAATGATCCCTATGAGATTAAGAATGGCTTCACCACAGGCAAGCATTTGCTGTATGCGTTCGTTTATGACGATGAAAGGCTACGGTGCACTTATGAGCTTAGTTGAGAAATGGAGAGACATCGCTGATTACAAAGGACTGTATCAGATTTCAAGTATAGGTAGAGTGAGGAGTCTTGACCGTATAGACGCGCTGGGACGCCTAAGAAAAGGAAAAGTGCTCGCTGACGTTGGAAGTATGGGTGACTACCGTAAGATTACTTTGCACCGAGACGGAAACTCGAAGCAAAAATATATTCACTGTCTTGTGGCCGAAACGTTTATACCGAACCCAGACGGCCTGCCCGAAATCAACCACAAGGACGAAGACAAGACAAACAACACGGTGTCTAATCTCGAGTGGTGCTCGCGGTCATACAACATCAACTATGGCACTCGCAACGAACGCATGGCGAAGGCGAACGAACGGACTATATACGTGGTAAGCGGTTCAGGACACCGCTATTATTTCGGAAGTATCAATAAAGCGGCTGAACTTCTTGGGTTAAGTAGTGGTGCCGTATCCAGTTGCCTTCACGGCAAACTCAAGCAACACCACGGCTATTTATTCGAGTTGGCGGTGTAAGTCATGTCAGGTATGAAACGTGTTAGCTATGGCTACATTTGCAAAACCGAGCAAAAAATCATTGAAGAGCTATCAAGGGAAGAAACACGTATGCAAGCTGTAATTTACACGAAACCGAAATGTCAGAAATGTCGCCACACAGCGATGAAGCTAAAGCAGGTCATGCCGGTGTCAACCATCACAGCCGACGAGCGTGACATTGAACGGTTCCGGAAACAAGGCTATCGATCCTTTCCCGTTGTAACCGTGTATAAGGCGAATGGCGTACATGACCGCTGGTGCGACTTGCAGGTTGACAAGATCAAACAATACACGGAGGGATAGACATGCTATTCGATAATGCTAAAGGCCAAAGTAGGCAATTGTCTCACCGTCAGTTGCCTCCACCAGCACCAGTGCTACCAAAAATGGAAGGATCACTGCCAACTCGTGCCAATGCAACTAAGAAATACAAAGACAGTCTGATTGCTGATGTGAACGATGCCATTAATCAAGGAATTAATACTACATCCCCAATCTCAATTGGCGTTTCCAAGTACAATCCAGCAGTTGTTAATGAAGTAATCAGTTTGCTAACGAAATCAGGATGGGATGTTACTGGTATAAACATTGACGGTATCGGTTCCTATTCGACAATCATAGTGTCTTAGGAGGAATTACACATGCTTAGAGTATTGAAACGACTGAAAGAACACTTCTTAAGTAAAAAAGGAACCGATAAGATAACCGTTACGATTGATGCGAACACCGATACGCTTATGGCCAAACTTGACAAGATCAAGAACGCGGTCGAAAACATCAAGGCTGACGCAACACCGGAAGTTTCGCCAACCTTAACTGCGTATGGTCTATGTGATGCTAAGTTACCTGATATCGAAGGCGTTGAGCTGCCTGCTCGTCCTAGATTCAGTGAGCCATTCATGGCGTATTTAAGAGCGCTGACTGACCATCAGCAAAAACAGGAGCATTCATCGCAGCGTGCAAGCACTCCGCATGTTCGTATCGAATTCGATGACATTAATGATGTGCCACATGTTTGGATTGATGGCAAATATATAAGTAGCTTTCCAGATCACGGGCTAGTTCGTCTCAATCTTGAATGGAATGCTGACAAGGGACACATCAAGCCTAAGCATTACTACATCGAATACCTTAACGGTGAAGACACAAACCCATATCAGTACACAGGTATTGGGCAAACGAATGAAACCGACGAATAGTTCCGCATATCAAGATTGGAGGCAATTTAGCATGTGCAATTTTTTATTACTGCTCACACTAATATTCGTGCTGGCCAAGCTATTCGGCTTGATTGCATGGAGTTGGCTGCTAGTATTCATGCCACTAATAGTGATGATTGCTTTGCTGGTGTTGTTTATCGGATTGGGTATCGCCGTCAGATTACATGAGAAGGGTAGACATGACTAACACATCGTATACGGGAGATGCCCATGCCAAGTAAGAAGCTTGCCTTTATAAATGGCAGACCGCAATTGGTTGATGCCAATGCTCGCGTTAGATCGGAGGCGGATAGGCAGTACAACCGTGTGCGGAATGAGCAGCAGTCGGACTACCTTAAGTTCTATCACAGTAATGAATGGAAGCAACTGCGTGAGCAGATATTGATTAGAGACAACAGTTTATGCCAACGCTGTGGCCTGCAAGCCTCATTGGTTGATCATATTGTTCCAAGCGAAGATGACTGGGAAGACCGCACGAACGCGGATAATCTGCAGGCTTTATGCAGGGACTGCCACTATTGGAAGACGAGACGTGAGACAACCAAGCGTAAGAAGGGACAGCATCGAGCCATGAAAATTACAGTAATCGTTGGCTATCCAGCAAGTGGCAAGTCAACGTACGTCAAGCGACATCAAGGACAGCATGACCTCGTCTTTGATTACGACCATCTCATGACGGCGTTAACAGGCCTGCCATTACATCAGGGCAATATAGACGCCAATGATTATGTGCAGCTAATCTATGAACTGATACTGCGGAAGCTTAAAGCAGAGCAGACCTTTGACCATGTATGGTTAGTCATGACATATCCAGATGAGAAGCTAGACACGTTGCTTGCTAGTCGAGAGGTCGAACACATACTCATCGACACTGACCGAGACACATGCATGCAGAGACTGTCTAAGCAAGGTCGAGATGTTAGTCAACTCATCAAAGCAATGAACAAACTTGATGAATTGAAATCACAAAACAAATTTAAAAAATTCAAAGAAATAAAAAGTTAAAAAACAAATTTTCGATAATTTATCGGGCGACTTCACGGGCTGGAAACGGCTAGACCCCCCTTCCATTTTTATCGGGGGTTACATTTTTTGGAACGGAAGAACGGTCGGCCTCTTTTTTGCACCCCAAATTGTAACGATTTTTAGGTCGACAGGGGTAAACACAGCCCATTTTATATAGATATTAGGAGGTGAAGTGGGAAATGGCTGGAAAATACAAAGTGTTGCAAATGTCGAAGGGTGATTTGACCAAAGAACGGCAGGAAGCCAAACTACATGCGGAGTTGATGGCCAAAGATGGCATTCCAAAACTTCAGGTAACACCGCCTAATCATCTTGACCCAGTCGCAAAACAAGAATACAAGCGAATCATCGAATCTTTGGGGACCTTACCACTTAGAAATCTCGATCGCGCCGAGTTGGAAAATTATTGCACATGGTATTCCGTTTATAAAAACACTTCGGTCAACATGAAGCTGGCTTTAAAGAATGGAGATCAAGATGAGTATTATGCATACGTTGGCATATTGAATAAAGCAACGGCAAATATTAAAAGTCTAGCCAGTGATCTTGGCCTTAATGTCAATAGCCGGATGCAGATGAGCATGCCTAAGACCGAAGCACAGAAAAATGATTCAATCATTGATACTTTTGGCTGACTGCGATGGAGGTGATGCTGGTTGTCAAAATTTAAGGATCCAATGCCTAATTTCATAAAACGTGTGCTGGACGGTCGTCTTATTACTTCTAAGGCAGTTAATCTCGCGGTGAAACGCCATCAAGAAGACTTGAAACGAACAGATTGGCGATGGCGTTATGATCCAAATCTAGCGGGAAAAGCTGTTAAGTTTATGGAAATTCTGCCAGAACCAAAAAGTGGGAAACCACAACCATTAGCACCGTTTCAGAAATTCATTATTGGCAGTATATATGGCTGGGTTGATAAAGATGATTCAAATATAAGGCGATTTACCGATGTGTTCATTTCGATGGCACGAAAAAACGGTAAGTCGCTTTTGATTTCTGGCGTCATTCTTTATGAGTTTCTGTTCGGAAAGAATCCAGCCAACAAACGGCAATTATATACCGCTGCTAATGATCGCAAGCAGGCCGGCATTGTATTCGGAATGGTCAAAGACCGATTACGTGCGCTCATGCGGAAAGACCCTGGCATCAAACGAATGGTTAAGATTACGCGAGATGAACTTGTCAATTTAGACGACGGGTCAACAATTCGTTCATTCTCTCGTGATACAGGACTTGTCGATGGCTATGAACCCCACGTTGCGGTGGTTGACGAATATGCCAACGCTAAAACAACAGATATGATTGAAACCCTTGCCTCAGGGCAGGTGTTACTGCCTAGTTATCTGACGTTCATCATTTCAACGGCTGGATTCGACATGAACGTGCCGATGTTTCAACAAAATTATCCGTATGCCAAAAAGGTGTTGTCCGGTGAAGAAAAGGCAGAACGCTATTTTGCATTTATTGCTGAACAAGACAACGTACAAGAGGTTGATGACCCCAATTCTTGGATAAAATCGAATCCGCTACTTGACGTTGATACCTTAAACGGCCAAATCAGTGATTATCTGACGACTAAGTTAGCTCAAGCTCGTGCTGATGGCAGTCTAAACGCTAAGTTGGTCAAAAACTTCAATATTTGGCGACAGGCTACAGAAGACAGTTATCTAGATTTCGACGCTTGGAAAGCGGCAGAGCTGACCGACAAACCTGATATTCGTGGGCAAAGAGCATGGATTGGCATTGATGTCGGTCGTACAAGCGATCTATTCGCTATTTCTTGGCTAATTCCCCAAGAGGGCTGGTGGTGGCTTGATGGTTATGCATTTGTTGCTTCAAAAGGTGGCATCGATAACAAAATAAAGACGGATCGGATTGACTACTTGGCTGCTGAACAACACGGCGAAGGCGAGATCAGCAGCTTAGAGTCAGGTATCATCGACAACGATCGGGTATATGAATGGCTCGAAGACTTCATTGAACGCAATGACATAGATGTTCAGGGAATCATGTACGACCCTTATCAATTTGGACCAATGCTAACGGCAATTGAGAAGAATCATCCTGAGTGGCCGATGGTACAGGTGCGACAAGGAACGCTGACACTGTCAATGCCAACTAAGCAGTTCCGCGATGATGTTATAGGCGGTCGCATAAAGCATTCAGATAATCGCATTATGCAGGCCGCCGCAATGAACGCGGTTCTAATGTCTGACAACAACGGCGTCCGTATTAATAAGAATAAGTATGCTAACAAAATAGACATGATTGATGCCACACTTGATGCTTATGCCATCGCTTTTAAGGAAGACTTGGATAACTATTTGGACGACGACCGTGTGTTTAGTGACGACTTTGGCTTTTAGGAGGTGAGAACGTGAATGGAAAACTAGCTAACTTTTTCAGAATTCTTGGCGCAAATATGGCTGGAATTGCCACTGTTTTAGGCTTCATTTTAGCTGGATATGGGGCTTTTTTGATCAATAGGCCTACTGGATTCATGGTTTGCGGCGGCTTGTTGTTTGTTCTCGCCTTTATTCTGTTGCTTCCTGATAACGAAGGGAGGTGAGATGAATGAAGCTATTTCGAGGATTAGCAACCGAAGTGGACCCTCACTGGGCAGATCATTTGCTTGATTCTGGGGTAATTCCATCATTTCGAGGTGGATACCTTGGCATTTCTGCCTTACGGAATTCTGACGTGCTTACGGCTGTATCGATTGTTTCGGGTGATGTTAGTCGTTTTCCGCTAGTAATCACGGACAGCTCAACCGATGAGGTTGTTGACTTAGCCAATATTGAATACTTGATGAATACGAAGGTAAATAAGCGGCTGTCGGCTTATCAGTGGAAATTTTCCATGATGGTCAATGCAATTTTGACTGGCAATGCTTATTCGCGTATTGTGCGCGATCCGATAACCAACGAACCAGCTATGTTTGAGTTCTATGCCCCATCACAGACGCAGGTGGACACAAGCGACCCCGATAACATCATCTACCGTTTCACGCCTTACAATTCTAGCATGCAAAAAATATGTGGATTTGAGGACGTCATTCACTGGAAGTTTTTCTCATACGACACGATCATGGGGCGCTCACCGCTGTTGTCGCTTGGTGATGAAATTGGACTGCAGGAGTCAGGCGTTTCAACGTTACAGAAGTTCTTCAAGAGCGGCTTGAAAGGCTCAATTATCAAAGCAAAGGAGAGTCGCCTGTCCGCCGAAGCACGCCAGAAGATTCGTGAAGATTTTGAAAGGGCACAGGCAGGTGCTGATGCTGGATCGCCAATTATAGTTGACGCAACGATGGATTATCAGCCATTGGAAGTTGATACCAACGTTCTTAATCTGATTAACAGCAATAACTATTCAACAGCGCAGATTGCGAAGGCTTTGCGTGTGCCAGCGTATCGATTAGCCCAAAACAGTCCCAATCAGTCAGTTAAACAGCTTGCTGATGACTATATTCGCAATGATCTTCCATTTTACTTTGAACCGATTACAAGTGAGTTTGAACTAAAGCTGCTTGATGACGCGCAACGGCACCAATATTGCATAGGATTCGACACAAAATCAGTAAACGGATTGCCGATTGCTGACGTAAATACAGCAGTTAATGGTGGACTGTGGACTGGAAACGAGGGACGTGCGGAGCTTGGAAAGAAACCGTTAAAAGACCCGAACATGGATCGTATTCAGTCGACACTTAACACAGTATTTCTTGATCAAAAGGCAGCATATCAAGCTGAACATGCAGCAGAATTGAAGGGAGGTGATACTAATGCCAAAGGAAATCAGAATGGCAGCGGCACCAATGCAAATTCGTGATGGTGATGATGATCATCCTGCCGTTATTGAGGGCTATGCCCTTAAGTTCGACAGACAATCCGAGATTATGGGCAGTGGTGAGCTGAGTTTCCGCGAACACATTGACCCACACGCACTGGACAATGCGGACATGAGTAACGTTGTTGCGCTATTTAATCATGACCAGAACCAAGTGTTAGGCCGCACGGGAGTCAATTTAGAGCTGACGGTTGATGAAACGGGGCTCAAATATACGTTGACACCTCCAGATACACAGCTTGGGCGTGATTTGTTAGAAAATGTTCGTCGGGGAATTATCAGCCAGTCAAGTTTTGCATTCACGATTGCACCAGACAAAGGTGCACAGAAGTGGCAAAAATCTAATGAACGTGGTGTGAAGTATGACCGCACTATCAACAATATTGATCATTTGTTTGATGTCTCTCCAGTAACCACGCCAGCATATCCGGATACTGAGGTAAAGATCGGAGCACGATCGTTGGAACAGATAAAAGCGCTAGATCAGCCGCTAGAATGGGAACTTAAGCGGCGTAAGATGCTTTATCAATTGAATAAAGAGGACTTGCTCAAAGGCATCGAATAATCGGTGCCTATTTTTATACAAAAAATAAGGAGGGTCACTAGATGACTTTAGATGAAAAATTAGCTGCTGTTAAAAAGCAACTTGATGAAAAGCGTTCAGCGTTGCCAGCTATGAAGACAGAACTTCGTTCTTTACTTGAAGGTGAAGATTCCGAGGAAAACCTGAAGAAGGCCGAAGGCGTTCGTGCCAAGTATGATAAAGCTGGCAAAGAGATCAAAGATCTTGAAGAAAAACGTGACTTATACGAGGCTGCGTTGAAAGGCAATGAACAGCCGAGTGGGAAGAAGCCCGATCATACGGAAGAGCATAGCTATCGCGATGCACTGAATGCTTATTTGCATACTCGTGGTCGTAATACTGATGGCGTCAATTTTGAAAAGACAGAAGCTGGTGAATTTGCAATTTTTCGTGGCAGTCCTACTGATGCCAGTGATGCTGTAAATGCAGGTGTTAAGTCAGCAGATGCGGCCGCGACCATTCCGGAAACCATTAGCAACAACCCGCAACGTGAATTGCAGACTGTTGTTGATCTGAAGCCTTTCACGAACGTATTCCAAGCCTCTACACAAAAGGGCACTTACCCAACAGTTGCAAATGCTACAACCAAGATGGCTACTGTTGCCGAGTTGGAAAAGAACCCAGCAATGGCAAAACCGAACTTCAAATCGATCGACTGGTCTGTTGAAACGTATCGTCAGGCTCTTCCAGTTTCACAGGAATCTATTGACGACTCCGCAATTGATTTGGTTGGCCTGATTGCTCAGAACGCACAACAAATTAAGGTCAATACGACTAACGGTGCTGTTGCAACTCTGCTGAAAGGCTTCACTGCCAAGACGATCTCTAGCGTTGATGATTTGAAGCATATTAATAACGTTGATTTAGACCCTGCATATTCTCGTGTAATTATTGCTTCACAGAGTTTCTACAATTTCTTGGACACAGTTAAAGATGGCAATGGCCGCTACTTGCTGCAAGACAGCATCTTGACCCCGTCTGGCAAGAGCGTTCTTGGCATGCCAATTGCTGTTGTGTCTGACGACACGTTGGGGGCAGCAGGCGAAGCACACGCCTTTTTGGGCGACATCAAGCGGGCAATTCTGTTTGCTAACCGCGCAGACTTCATGGTTCGCTGGGTTGATGACCAGATTCACGGACAATATTTACAAGCTGGCATGCGCTTTGGTGTATCTGCTGCTGACAAAAAGGCTGGCTACTTCCTCACATACACCCCAAAAGTGTAACGCCTGACGGAGTGACTTTGAGCCAGAAAACGCTCACGGGTGGTGTCGGTGCCACAAAAGATATCACGGTGACAGTCACTCCTGATGGCGCTCCTCAAGCAGTTAAAGCTGTGTCGAGCAATGAAAAAGTCGCTACGGTTGTTAAGAAGTCCGATGGTGTCTACACTATTACCAATCTGACAGCGGGCACAGCGACAATCACATTTAGCACTAATGGCATCAGCTCAACGCTTGCTGTTACTGTTAACGCCGGGTAGGTGACTACTATTGGCAGATACTACGCTTGATAAAAGCCCACTGACTGATGAACAGTTTCAGGTTCTGAAAATGTACTTGAAAGTTGATCAGACAATCGAAGACCCAATGATTATGCAACTGGTGCATGACGCTTGTGGTGAAATCAGTTCGGCTATTAGTTTTGGATCAAATCCGGAACAATTTCTAAGCAATCCAGAAACTCGGGATCGTTTCTTCACAGCGCTCATGAAGCAAGTGAAGGAAGACTATGACTACCGAGGTATGGGTGCTGAAGTCATGCGCTTCCCGTTGCAAACATCAACCACAAATATCATCAATCAGCTTCGCTCAGAATTGCCGGAAGAGGATGGTGATCCTGATGCGCACTAATCGAATGACTGAAAGAATTGCGTTCGTCAGCTATGAGTCAAAAAAGGTTAACGGAGTTCCGGTTGGTGGTGTGCTCGTTAAGCATATGACGGTTTGGGCGGAAGTTCCTAAGGTACCAATCAGAGAAGCAAATGATCCACAGACGAAGTTGGGCACTCGCAAAGACAGCCCGACTTTTTTAGTGCGATTTTTGACCGCAGAGGAAATCCAACCAACTTGGCGAATTCAGTGGCGTGGGAAGGAATATCAAATCACGGGTCTTGATCCTGATTACGAGAGGCGCGATCTGACAACGATTACGGCAAAGGCGGTGAGCTGATGGGCGTAAAAGTCACAGGGGATGCTGAACTGCTTGCTAATCTTAACAAGCTCCAATTTGGAGTTGCAAAAGAGGCTCGAGCGGCTGTCCGAGATGGCGCACAAAAGTTTGCCGACAAGCTAAAAAGCAATACGCCTGAGTGGGACGGCGAGACTGATATGAGCGGACATCTGAGAGATGACATCAAGCTTTCAAGTGTCCGTGAAACGAATGGCCTAACAGAAGTAGACGTTGGATATGGTAAAGATACCGGCTGGCGTGCTCACTTTCCAAACTCGGGCACTTCAATGCAGGACCCGCAACATTTCATTGAAGAAACCCAAGAAGTCATGCGGCCAGTTGTTATCGCTGCCTTCCTAAGCCACTTGAAGGAAGGCGGGATGTAATGGCACCTGAAAAACGTGTTTATGACATCCTGTCAGCCAATTTGGGTATTGCTGACAAGGTGTATATAGGCACTCCAGACTTCAATAACCAGACTAGCGCAACTCCCGAGAGTCTAGCCCCATGGGTGAGAATCACTTCTTTGCCCGGTGATGCTGCTGACTATGCTGACGATTCTAGGATTCTAGAGTATCCGAAAGTACAAGTAGATTTTTGGGTGGATAAAACGGACTGGGATCAACAAGAAAAAATAGAAACACAGATATATCAAGCACTACATGCGGCTGGCTGGGAAAGGTATTATCGCAACTCCTACGTTGATGGTGATACCTCAGCCCTTCGCATGACAACAGGATACTTTCAGTTTCAAGGACTGCCGATTGGCTAGCCCTTTTCATTTTCCTAAAGGAGGATTTTAAATATGGCAGATACTGGTGCAACAACTAATAAGAAGTTAGCAAAATTTGGGGCTTCGGCCTTTGAATACGGGGTTGTCGGTGATGACGACTTTGTACAAAAAACACGAAAGATTCAAGGCTTATCTAGTGTGAAATTGGATATTAAAACAGAGCAAAAGACGTTGTCCGCTGATGACGGCCCGTACTTGATTCTTTCTGGTGGCATCACAGAAGCAACCGAAACAATCGAAATGTACGATGTTGATTCCGTTATGAAGTCTGATTTATTTGGCATTAAGGTTGTTAATGGGGTTGAAGTATATCCAAAGAATCTTAGCCCTAATTACGCCGCAACTTTGTTCCGCACGAAGCTTTCAAATGGCAAGTACGTTTGGGTTGGTATGCTCAAGGGAATGTTCTCACTTCCGGGCGTTGATACCAAGACTGTTGACGGTACACCAGATCCAAGTGCTGACAGTATCGAAGGATCATTTATTCCTCGAGGTGACCAAGATACCGGCAATGTTGTGTTGATTGGTCGTGAAGACAACGATGGATTCAATTTTGATACCTTCCACGGCTATGTATTCCCTAAGGAAGCTAAAGACGCGACTATTGTCTCAACTACTGTCCCAAAAGTGTAGTCGGTGTCAGCTTTGAGAACAGTTCGATTAACCTTGCGGTTGGCGCATCTACAGTGCTAAAAGTGCAAGTTGATCCGGCTAATGCCGTGAATAAACAAGTTACTTTCAAAACGTCAGATCCCACAGTTGCCACCGTTTCCAGTGATGGAACTGTGAACGGCGTGAAGGTGGGATCTGCAACTGTAACAGTTACAACTAACGATGGTGGTAAAACTGCCACCGCAACTGTAACTGTGGCTTAGCAATGAACTCGTCGCCTTGTAAATGCACAATACGCGAACAGCGGGCGGCTTATACCTAAGGAGATTAAGCATGGCATATCAAATTAAACTAAATATCAAAGGCGAAACGTGCGTGTTCACACGAAATGGAGAGCCAACATTACGTGATACTACGAACGCCTTAAAAGTGCAGCAACAACAGCTGCGCATGCTAAACCGTAAAGATGGCCCTTCAAACGATGATTACGATGAGAACGAGAAAAACTTAGCCAAATTTGCGGTTGATTTCTGGAAAAACCAGTTTACTACCGATGATGTTATTGATGGCTCTTCGATTTCTTTGAAATCGCTGGATTCAATCAATGATGCCATTGGTGATTCTCTAAGCGACGGTGAAGAGGATAAGAAGGACACAGCAAAAAAATCACCGAAGCGGACGTCAAAGAAGCCATTAGCAACCTTGACGATTTCTACAAAGCAAGGCTCTCTGAAGGCTACCGATTAGCTGACGTTGATGCTATGACGCTCCGCGATATTGAAAAACTTAACCAGATTTACGAGGAACGGGAGACCACGATCGACAAGGCCTTTCCGTTCCTTTTCTAGTTCTATGAAAGGAGGTAAAACATGTTAGGAAATCTCGGACAAATTGCGGCCACCGTAAGCTTGAACATTGATCCGTTTCAAGTGAGCCAGCGAGTTTTGAACTCTTCAATTAAAGCAACTGCCGCTGAGTTGCGGGCTCAAGATGCTGCGTTTAAGGGCTCTGAAAAGTCTATCAACAACATGCGTTCAACCTATGACACATTGAGTCGCCAGTCAAAGAACTACCAAGCTCAGCTTCAGAAACAACGAGAACAGTATGATGAAAATTCGAAAGCGGTTGAAAAACTTAATAAAAGTGAGACTGCATCGCAGGAAGAAATTAATCGTGCTACAAAGCTGCAAGCTAATGCTGCATCACAGTATAATCGGACTGCTGCCGCTGCTGCTCAAAATGAAAATCGAATGGCGGCCTTACGCAAAGAGATTGCGCTGCAAAGTGACGGCTGGACTAAAGTATCAAACGGTGCATCAAAGTTTGCATCTGTTACCGAAAAGACAAGCTCTAAGCTAACTAGTTTCGGATCAACGATGACCAAGGCAGTAACTGCTCCAATTGCCATTGGATTTGTAGCAGCCGCTAAATCTGCTATTGATTTCAACAGCCAAATTCAAGCAATGGGGCCTTTGCTAACAAATGGGGGTGCGATTACTGCCAAGTATCGTGCGCAACTTGATCAACTAGCATCAGCATCTAAAAAGTGGTCGGTTGAATATGGCGTTTCCACGGCTGCAATTAACGACGGCATGTCAGAAATGATCAAACGTGGCTATACCGCTGCGCAAACATTAGGCGCAATGCCTGCAGTTCTCAATGCGGCAAAAGCGTCTGGCGATGACTTCAACGATGTTATGCATGTTTCTACATCCGTTTTGGAGCAATTTGGTCTAAAGACAGAATCAACAACGGGCATGCTTAAAAACACTTCTCGTGTTACAGATACTCTTACCTATGTTGCTAATGCTACTGCAGCAGGATTCCAAGATATGGGCGAGGCAATGACGTACGTCGGGCCTTCTGCTCATGCTGCTGGTATTTCACTCGAAGAAACAGCGGCTGCTATTGGCATTATGAGCAACAAAGGGATTGAAGGATCAGTTGCTGGCACAGCGTTACGTGGTGCTTTAACAAGACTGTTGAAGCCTTCTAAGCAAAATCTTCAGGGCTTTAATGAATTAGGCATATCCGTTGCTGATTTCAAAAAAGGAACTTTAACTCTTCCAGAGATTCTTGACAAAATCAAGAATAACACTAAGGGGTGGACGGATCAGCAACGTGCTTCTGCAGTAGCGTTGGCTTTTGGCACTGAAGCGCAAGCCGGCATGAATGCCTTAATTGGTGCAGGTGGCGGTGAGCTACGCAAATATACCAGTGAAGCTGAGCATGCTAGCGGAACAACTGCAAAAATTGCTAACCAGTTAAACAATACGGATGCCGCCAAATTGAAGAGATTTCAAGAGTCTATTCATGTTTTAGGAATTGAAGTAGGTCAAAAACTTCTACCGACGCTGACTCCTCTTATCAAAACAGCAACCGATGTTGTCAACGCCTTTACAAAAATGGACAGTGGCACGCAACAAACCATTATCAAATTTGCAGCGTTTGCGGCAGTTGTAGGTCCAGTGAGTTCTCTGATTGGTGGGGCTCTTAAGCCCGTTACTGCTTTGAGCAAAGGAATATCTGGAATTGCGGGAGTCATTGGACGAGCATCCGCAGCCGCAAAACTTGGCGGGACTGCAATGGATGTACTTGAGTCTGGGTTTAGTAAGACAGCTTTTCAAGCGCTGAAGGTTGCGCCTGCAGCGGCTGCGGCAGCAGAGGGCGCTTCTGGAATGGGAGCGGCTATGACCGGAGCCGCAGCGGGCGGAACAGGATTGCTAGCAGCATTGGGGCCAATCGTCCCAGTTGTTTTAGGTGTGACAGCAGTCGTCGGTGCCGGTGTAGCCATCTGGGAATTATGGGGCAAAAAGGCTCTTGAGTCTGCTGACAGAACTTCACGATGGGGCACTGATATTGGCGCTGATGCCGACCGATCTGCTTCCAAAATGAAAGATGCCTCTGGGGCCATTTCTGGTGCTTTTGATGATACAAACCACACAGTCACCCAGAATGCTAAGACGATCTCTAAAGGGTTCGACGATTTAACAAAAGCTGCAAAAGAAGCCGCTGATCAGTCTGAGATAGCAGCGAAGAAATTGGCTAAGAGCCTCGGCGGTGAAGCCGCAGAAAACATTGAAAAGCAGGCCGCTAAGGAAAAAACCGCTAACGCTAAGCGAATCAAAGAGATGGAAAGCAACAACGAAAAGGCCCAAGCCATTACTGCATCGTTTAACAAGAGCGGAGCACAGATGACGGCTGACCAGTATCAACTGTTGGATAACTACCGTCGTAAAAATGCCGCACTGGCTGTCAAGACGCTACAGATTTCTGGATCGCAACAGAATAATGTACTCAAAGCTGTCCTTGGTGAGAGAACACGAATGTCTAAGAGTGCTGCCCTAGAGCAGTATCAAGACATGTGGAACGCCTCTAACAAAGAAAACAGTGCCTATAAGGCAGCGCAGGACAAGATCAACACCGAGTACAAGAATGATGCTGCTATGCGTAACACAGCACTTGAAGGCTTAGAAAAAGACCACCAGAGCAAAATGAAAGTCATCTACGCTGGCGCAATTCAAGCCATGAAAGCACAAGGAACATCGCGCTCGGAAATGCTAGCGGAACTTCAAACTGACTTCCACCTGACAAGTTCACAAGCCGAGTCTGCTATGAGCAGTTATGAGAAGTCTATGGCCAAAGGAGTTAAGAGCAATCGAGATTTTGCGGCCGCGACTGAAGGATTTGGTAAAGCTGCTCAAGAGGCCGGTGATCACTGGAATAGTCTTGTTTTTGATCCCAAGACTGGGAAGGTGAAGACAAATCTTCCTGAAGTGTTGAAAGATACGGCCAGCACTAAAAAAGGTTGGCAGCAGCTTAAATTCGATTTAAAGAATGCCAAGATCACCTCTAATGCCAAGCAAATGATTGTTGAAGCACTTGCTTCTTCTAAACAATGGCAGAAATTGAGCGTTCCCGAAAAGAATGCAATTATCCGTACTCAGGGGCGTGAACAGCTTGCTGATATTATGGATAAGTTTGTTTCTTGGAATAGTCTGTCGCTTAAGGATCAGCAAGCAATTGTGAAGGGCGATTACACGCCTTTAGTAAATGCTTTAGTCAAGAGCGGAGACTGGAACAATCTCACCTTGAAACAGCAAGAAGCCATTGTTAAAGATAAAGCAACAGCGCCATTAGTATCTTCACTTCAGCAAACCGGCGAGTGGCAGAAGCTCGACTTAAAAGTTCAAGAAGCGATTGTCAATGCTAAAGGCAAGAAAGATCTTGAAGACATCCTTTTTGACATGGGAGTTTGGAACAAGCTTCCAAATACGCAGAAATATGCAACCCTAGTTTCTTTTGGCAAGCAAGACATCGCTGATATTATTGATCAGCTAAATTTGTGGAATACACTTACACCACAAGAAATCCAGGCTGTAGCAAAGGGCGATACCAGCTCTTTGGTGGCTGCTATTGATAAAGCAAATGACTGGAATCGATTAACTCTTGGCCAGCTAGAAGCAATCGTTAAAGATAAAGCTTCTGCAGGCTTAGTCCAGGCCATGATAAAAACCGGAGAGTGGAATGGCCTATCAGTAGAAGAAAAAACTGCTATTATGCAGACCAAAGGCAAATCCGACTTAGCCGATATGGTTGTTAAATACGGTCTTTGGAACAGCCTTCCAAACTCTACCAAAAGTCTGTTGATGAACGATTCCGATGCTCGTACCAAATTGGAAAAAGCTGGAGTTGCAATAGATCAATACAATTTGTTTAAGAACCCCAACGAAAAAGGGCTAAAAGCAAATAATACTGATGTGCTTGGAAAAACAGAAGCAGCCAAAGGGAGCATTCAGAAATACAACGAAGTTCTACCTGGCTTAAAGCTTTTTAACGGAGATTCTAGTGGCGTTAAGAATGCTACTGATCAAGGCAAAGGAGCTATTTTTCAATACAACGGGGTTAATCCAGCATTAAAATCATTGCTGGGTGATTCAAGCAGTGTCAATAGTGCTTCACAGTCAGGGCGGAATAGTGTCATTTTATTTAATGGAACTAACCCAGTGCTGAAACCATTTGAAGGGAACTCCTCAAGTGTTAACAGCGAGTCATCAAGGGGGCAAAGCAGTGTTCTGATGTTTAACAGCAAGGAACCGTTAGATAAATACTTTAATGGTCACGATAAAACTAGTGGGCCTGCTGCTGCAGCAAAGCGGGCAGTCAGTTCCTTCGGCGGTGATCAGACGATTACTAAAACGTTTAATTTCGTAGCTAACGTAAGCTCAACAATTGCTAAGCTTCTTCACCTTAAGAACGGCACTTCTGATTTTGGTGGGAACGGATTTGCGATGGTGAACGATGCCTCCGGATCTAACTATCAAGAGCCTATTATCACTCCTAATGGCAACATGTTTATGTTCAAAGAACGAAATGTGGTTTTTCCGCTTGCTCGTCACTCAATGGTTATTCCTGCTGATAAGGCTCGTCGAATGAACATTCCGCGTTTTGCTGGTGGCACCACAGACTTCGGAGGCGCTGCTAATAGAATAAACCAATTGAATCCGCAAACCTTTGTTACCAGCATTTCTAGTGGTAGCAATAGTCGTGTTGAGGATTTGCTAGCAAGACTGATCGAATTAACAACTTATAAGATTAATCATACACAACGTACTAAAGGCAAAGTAGTGCTGGAAAATAACCGCGAAATTGGCAAATGGTTGTACCCAACAATTAATGAGCTGGATAAGCAAAACACAATCAGAGAAAGACATGGAAGGGGTGTTTATTAATTGGCGAACTTGATATTTGGAGGACATAAGATTGGTAGTTCCGTTCTGCAGTTTAGTGCTGCTAGGGGAATTACATCAGAGATTGAAAACACTTCCCAGTCTGTTGGAATTAGCGATGGTGAGATGCTTATCAATAGTCGTCTTAAGTCTAGAATCATTCCAGTAACTTATGATTTTGTGGCGCTATCTCGTCGTGAATTTGAACGGCAGTTAGCGCCACTACTTTATAGCACGGATGTTCAGAAGCTAATCATTGATGATCGCCCTGATGAATTTTGGTATGCAAAAGTTGACGGCAAGATCGACATGGACCGAGCTTATTTTCTTGGCACTGGTACTATTAATTTTCTGGTTCCCGATGGCATTGCACACTCGGTAGCCACGAAGACGTTTGACAATATGCCATACAAGAACGTGCCAGTGAACATGCTGACCGGTACAGCCGCCTCCAAATCCTATCATGGCACTGATTATGCAATCAACCCAATAGCCTATGTT